TGTATTTAGAATTTTTTGATTTGAAAAAAATTATTTTTAACCAAAAACATAATATAAATATGTTTGGGTATGATGTTGAGTGTTTTGTTCAAGATGAAAACACAGAAGCATTTAGTAGTGGGGTATATTCAATTCTTTATGATATGTGGATTAATGAACCTAAAAAAATTAATAAAGAAACTATAGACAAAGAATTAATTAAAGAAAGATCCAAACAATGGATGAGAATTATTGATGGTGTTGTTGACAACATAGAAGACGAAGACCCTGAAGAAATAAAAAATATTGTAAAAAAATATAAAGAAAAATTAAAAAATTTTAGAAATTGTGGATTAGAAAAAGGTGGTGAAATGTCTTTAGAAAATTTGGTATTTAAACTCCTTAGAAGAAATGGTTATATTGAAAAATTATACGACCTACCAACTAAAATTATTGATAAAAAACTATCAATGAAACAATAATAAAATAAAACCAACAAATAAACCTATTTATCGATATATTTATATAGAAAAATAATATTTTAAAAACAAATATGATATGGGAGGATTAAAACCTATTGGAAGTGAGAAATTAGACGGTATGGACAAGATCCGTAGAATTATGGAAATTGCCAGATACAAAGAAAATATACCAACACCAAGAAATGAAGACAAATCATCTGAATATAAGTTGTCTTTGTCTGATGGTAACACATATGAAATAATTAAAGAAAGACAAGGGTATATTATTAAACAAACGATATCTGAATCAGTTTCTGATTATATTGCACCTATGAAAAATAGAAGATATTATTCTTCTTATTCTCAAGCGTTGAAGAAAATGAACTTGATGGCGAGGGAGTTCAATCAACTACACGGTAACGAAAGTGGTACTTCTCTTTTTGAACAAGAGGGTGAAAAAAAAAAAGACACTAAATACGTAATTTCCACATCTAAACAACCTGTAACAACTACCACAACAACAATTGCGGCACCTCCTGTTGCGGCACCTCCTGTTGCGGCACCTCCTGTTGCGGCACCTCCTGTTGCGGCACCACCAACTCCACAACCAATGGAAGAACAAGGTGACCCCGCATTAGATCCTTTATTAGCGCCACAACCTGCACCTGCTCCTGATCCCGCTGCGGCACCTGCCCCTGATCCTGCTGCGGCACCTGCACCTGAAGAAGTACCAATGACTGATGAAGTACCAATACCTGAAGAGGAACCGGCAACTGAAGAGGAAGTTACATTTAAAATAATTCAAAAACTTACAGGTAAATTAGCTCAAAAAATTAGAACTTATACTGGTCAAGAAGAAATGAGTTCAAATGATACAAAATACGTAATCAATTCAATTTTATCGGCACTTGATTTAACAACATTGGAAGAAGATGATGTTGAAGATATAATCTCAAGATTGGAAGGTGAAGAAGAAGAAATTGATGGTGAGGAAGAAGGAATGGAAGGTGAAGAAATGGACACAGAAGGAGAAGGAATGGAAGGTGAAGTAACTGAACCACAACCTGAAACTGAGATGGGTGAAGAATATGATAACTTCGGAGGAGCATTTAATGATTATCTTGGAGCGGCATACACATCAAAAATGTCAGATAATTTAATGAATGAATTTGATGATGAAGAATATAATGAGTATGAAAATGAATACCCAAGACACGGATCAAGAGAAAAATTTAGAAGATATGATGATGAAGAAACATTTGAGGATCTTTTTACTGAGTCTAAAGTAGATAAAATTATTTCAAACTATTTTTCGGTTGACAAAAATGAAAAATTAATAAAAGAACAAAAACAAAAACAAACTTTAAAAAAATTAAACGAAAAAGAAGTTTATAAATTATCAGAATCTATTAAACAAGAAAGATCTTCTTTAAAGTTTATGGAAGAAAATCCAAAAGCAATTTTAGTTGGATCTACCGTTAAGAAAAATTTGGTATTTAAAGAAGGAATTAAAGAATTTAGAATAACACCAAACGGACAAGTTATATGAATAAATTAATTTACATAAATGGTATGGGTCCTAATTATAAGGGTGACAACCTTTATGAATTTATATTCTCAGACACATTAGAAGTTTGGGGTGAAAATTGGGAGTCAAAACCTGCAAATGGTTACCCACTTCCTCCTGATGTTGAATATATTAAACGAGTTGGGATTTTGACTAACGGGGAGATAACATTGGAGTTAGTACAAGACTCTGATGTTTTTTCAGTTATAGACTCAATGGATGGTGTATTAGCATTAGGGTGGGAAAAAGAGAATAACAATGTTGATTTCTCAATCGTCAAAAGATTAGTATTTAAATTTGGTGATTCAGAACAAGACGTAAAAGATAAACTATATGAACGAGATATCGTTCTTGAATTTGAAAAAAAAGTGGTATATGAAAACTAAAGATCACGTTTTAAACTTATTATCTCACGGGTTTAAATTTGACACCGTTGCAAGATTAAATGAGGCACAGGTAAGAGTGTTATCTGAGAAAATTTCTAAAGAGGAAAATAAAGAACAAGTCACAAAAAAAGTGGCAACAACTTATGAGATTTCTCCTGAAACCGCAAAAACAACAGGAGCCGATATTGGTAATGTTAATATAAAAGTTGACCCAACTGGAATGGTTAAAGCGACTGAAATTGGTGAAGACGCAACATTAGATGTTGTTAACGACCCAGATGCTACCGAAGATGGTATGGGTATTTTTGAAAAATTTGAATCCAAATCACAACAAAGATTGTTCTACGCAAGATGTGGTAATGGTAAAACAAAAACAGAAAAAAAATGGTGTAAATGGGCAAAAGAATCTTCTAAAAAAACCGACTATGAAACAACACCTGAAAAAAAAGAAAAAAATGAATCTGATGAAAAATTTATAGAAGAAAGTATTGTTAGATTGATTGAAAAAAATATTAGTCCTAGAATGAGTAAAGGTGATTTAATTCGTACTATTAATGAAAAATCACAAGATTCTATGATATTGAGAAAACCATTAAAAAATACTATGTTTTCAAAAGAATCAGGAATTGAAATGAAACGTATGAAAAGACCAACAATGGGAATGCCAATTATGGGAACAATGGAGGAGAATACTAAAGAAAGAGAGGCTCCCGTAAAAGATCCTGGAATTAAAACTCCACCAAAAAGAAGAGACAATCCATTTAAGAATCCAAACCCTGGTACAAAAGAAAAACCAAGAGGACAAATAAAAACTAAGGATGAAATGAAAAAAGATTTTATTGGATTAATTAAACAGGCTTTAACTAAATAATAATGAAAGATAAATATATACAACATTTAATTAATAAGGTTATTAAAGAAGCTCCTGTTGATTATGGAGATTATCCTGAAAGAATGGATCCAAAAACTCAAAGTAATATTGAGAATCCTGAAAAAAACTTATATGGTAAAAATAAAGCCTTTAGAGGTGGTACGTCTGATGTTGAAAAAATAACATCAAAACGATTTAAAGATATTGTAGATTACGTTAAACGTTATTATGGTATGGTTGATGATCAAGGTAGACCAAATAAGGGTATTAATATTACTGATCCAAGAGTTAAACACGGGATTCAAGTTGAACAATTGAATGCGGTAAGAGAAGTTATGGGAATTGAATCACCTAAAAAAGACGAATTAAAAGATTTAGCCTTAGAAATTTCGGCTAAAGAAGAAGGTTGGTTACCATATAGTAAAACTTTGGAAGATGCAATGGATGAGGGATTGATTGAAAAAGAACCATCAAACGGAGCTGGAACAAAGTATAAATTTGAATTTATTAACGTTGAGGTATTTTTAAACGAAAAAAGAATTAACCCTAACGAATTCCAAATGGAAAAGGAAGAGGAGCCTGAATTTGAAATTCCTTCAAATTTCTCGTTTGATGTTGATGAGTTAACTCCACAAGAAGAATTCCAACTTGAGGTTGAAAAAAGAAATGTTATTAACGCAATTATTCAAGGTAAAGGTAAAAAAGGTCAATTTGCTTTCCAAGCATTTAAAGATAGATTAGATGAAATTGATCCTCGTTTATACCCACTTTATAATAAAATTATGTCGGCAAATGACTTAATGTATTTTACCGATGAGGATTTAATTGAAGCTATGGGTGGTAGTGCCGCTGGATCATCAGGTGTTGATGAAGATGGTGAAGATGAAGACAAAGACTTAGTTATTGCAAATGGTGTTATATTTCCTATTTTATTACATGAGTTAGTTAAAGGTTTTGCCGCAATACCAACAAGAGAACAATGGAGAGGTATGGAACCAGGAAAGGCTCAAGATGTGATGGGACAAACAGATGTATTTTCAAATGAACCAATGCAATTTAGAGTAGGTGGAGAATTAATCACAAAATTAAGATTCCTTTTACCTGACGATTTAACGATAAATATTGAAAATAGAGATTTATTACCATTCTTTGAAAGATTACTTTATGCAGTTCCTGCTGAAGAATTCTTAAAAGAAATTATGGCTAATGTTGTTTCTGAAGACCCAAGAGATAATGATAAAGCAAAACGAAAATTCAATGAATTATTAGTTAAGGCGAAAGAAGATTACAAAAAATATAAAGGTGATGGGGACGATGAAGACTATGAAGATGAGGATGAAGATGATGATATCTTATCTAAATTAGGTTTCTAAATTAAACTACAAATACTTAAAACCCCCTTTTATTAAAATAACTGGGGGTTTTGATATTTATATATAAATGTCTTATGGGTTTAACTAAAGAACAGGTAATGTTGGAATATGTGAAGTGTATGAAAGATACTCCATACGCATTAAAAACATATCTACAAACATACGATAATACAGTTTCAAAATACGTACCATTGGAGTTATTTCCCGATCAGATATCGTTATTAAATGACTATGAGGAATATGAAGAGAATATTGCGTTAAAATATCGTCAGGCGGGTGTGTCTACGGTAACAGGTGCGTGGATATCAAAAAGGTTGGTATTTGCTAAAAAAACACAACCTGAAAAAATCCTTATTATTGCCAACAAATTGGATACATCAATGGAAATGGCAAATAAAATACGTACGTTTGTTGATCAATGGCCAAGTTGGGTTGGTGCGGGATTCTCAAATGATAAAAATTCACAAAAACACTATAAATTAACAAATGGGTCTGAGGTAAAGGCGGTAGCAACATCAAAAGATGCCTTGCGTGGTTTTACCCCCACAATTCTTGTATTTGATGAAGCCGCATTTATTGAAGCGGATGGTGATTTTTGGGCGGCTTGTATGGCGTCTTTATCCACAGGGGGTAAAGTAATTGTGGTTTCAACACCAAATGGTTATGACCCGATTTATTATGATATATATGATCAAGCATTAAAGGGAATGAATAACTTCAAAATCTCTGAGATGTTTTGGTATAGAGATCCAAGATATTCAAAAGATTTATTTTTAGTTCCAACTGAAGATTTAGTTAAATATCTTCTTAATAAAGAAGAACAGGATGAGAGTAAACACATATCCTTTGCTCACATTGACCCATATAAAAGGGATTATGATGAATTAGACTCATATTTCAAGAAAGGATATAAACCATGTTCTACTTGGTATGAGAAAATGGTTAAAAAACTTAAATACGATAAAAGAAAGATTAACCAAGAGTTAAATTGTGAATTTTTAGGTTCGGGTGATAACGTATTTGAGAATACACAATTAGAATATATTAAAAATAACACCCTTATGGACCCAACAGGTAAATTGATGGGTAATTCATTATGGATGTGGAAAGAACCTATACCTGAACATAAGTATATTATGGGTGTTGACGTTTCTCGTGGGGATAGTGAAGACTTTTCTTCCATACAAATTATTGATTTTGACGATAGAGAACAAGTATTTGAATATGTTGGAAAAATTCCACCTGACGCTCTTGCTGAAATTGCATATAAATGGGGAATGATGTATAACGCATTCATTGTTGTGGATATAACTGGTGGTATGGGTATTACAACAGTTAGAAAACTACAAGAACTTGGATATAAAAATTTATACATTGAGGGAATTGATTCTACAAGTATATGGTCATACAATGCAAAATTGGCGGATAAAATACCGGGATTAAACTTTAACAATAAACGTGTGCAGATTATTGCGGCATTTGAAGAATATGTGAGACATAAGTTTAAGATACGTAGTGTAAGGTTATATAACGAAATGAACACTTTTATTTACCTTAATGGTAGACCTGACCACCAAAGAGGTCAACATGATGACCTTATTATGGGTATTTCTATGGCAATATATGTTGGGGAGTCATCTTTTAATAAATTAGAAAAGGTTGTTGAAAGAACAAAAATAATGTTAGAATCTTGGACGGTAGTTAATGATAACACGGCAAGACAACAAACACATTTTGACCCACTTATCCCAAATAATAATGTAAGAAATGACAGATGGTCAAGAGATTCAGGACCATCTAAAGATGATTATATTAAATATAATTGGTTATTTGGTAATAGATAATATTTATAGACATGGGACTTACTACAAGAAAAAAATCAGGGAATATAATTGGAGGATCACGACTTGTGGTTACCGGCCAACCTATTTATAATGTAAAAGTAAATGATCCGGCATTTAATAGTAAGGGGGATAAAAGTAATGGTAAACAACCTAATACCACAAATAATACTGATAAAAAGTAAAATGAGTGAAATGTTTAGTATTGACAAAAAATTATTAGATTTTTAATATGGAACAAAATAATAATAACAACATGAATAATTTAACGATATGGCAGAGGTTATCAAAGACTTTTGGACCTAACTCGTTATTAGGGATGGATTATCCAACATATAAGTTGGACAAACAAGTCCTTCTTAAAACTACTGATAAGAAAGAGTACGAAAAAGAAAAACTACAATATCAACAATCAGTATTTTTAAATAATCAATGGGCAAAAATTGAAAACAATTTATATACTCAAGCAATTTATTATGAACCAAATAGAATTGCCTCATTCTATGATTATGAATCAATGGAATTTACACCTGAGATTTCAACGGCATTAGACATTTATTCTGAAGAATCTACAACACCTAATCAAGATGGTTATTTATTACAAATTTACTCCGAATCAAAAAGAATTAAAAGTATCTTGGTTGATTTATTTGTTAACAACTTAGATATCAATACTAACTTACCTATGTGGGTTAGAAATACTTGTAAATATGGTGACAACTTTGTTTACCTTAAATTAGATACCGAAAAAGGTGTTACGGGATGTATCCAATTACCTAATATTGAAATTGAAAGATTAGAGAGGGGTATGGAATCAAGAACCGTAAATGCAACTCCAAATCCAAACGACAAAGGATTAAGATTCAATTGGAAAGTAAAAGACATGGAATTTAATACTTGGGAAATTGCGCACTTTAGATTACTTGGTGATGATAGAAAATTACCTTATGGTACATCAATGTTAGAAAAGGCTCGTCGTATTTGGAAACAATTGGTATTGGCTGAAGATGCAATGTTAATCTATAGAACATCAAGAGCACCTGAAAGACGAGTTTTCAAAGTGTTTGTTGGTAACATGGATGACAAAGATGTTGAGGCATATGTACAACGTGTTGCAAACAAGTTTAAAAGAGAACAAGTTGTGGATAGTAAAACAGGTAATGTGGATTTACGTTTCAATCAAATGGCGGTAGATCAAGATTATTTTGTTCCTGTTCGTGATGTGGCCCAAACAATGCCTATTGAGACATTGGCGGGAGCTCAAAACTTATCGGAGATTGCCGATATTGAGTACATCCAAAAGAAATTATTAACCGCACTAAGAATTCCAAAAGCGTATTTAGGGTTTGAGGAAGTTGTTGGTGATGGTAAAAATCTATCTTTATTGGACATTAGATTTGCAAGAACAATCAATAAAATACAAAAGGCAATTATTGCCGAATTAAATAAAATTGCAATTATTCACCTATTCTTATTAGGGTTTGAGGATGAATTACACAACTTTACCTTAGGTTTAACAAATCCATCTAAACAAGCCGATCTATTAATGATTGACGTATGGAAAGAAAAAGTAACATTGTATAAGGATATGGTTACTGAGATTGCTAAATCAATTCAACCAACATCTGCTACTTGGGCTAAGAAACATATATTTGGTTTCTCTGATGAAGATATTAAACTTGAAGTACAACAAATAAGATTAGAAAGAGCGGTATCTGCTGAGTTAGATAACACCGCAACTATAATCACACATACGGGGTTATTTGATAATGTTGATAAACTTTATCACACATCAACAGGAGCAACACAAAATGCGGGAGGAGCACCACCTGCACCTGGTGCGGCACCTGATATGGGAGGAGCAATGCCACCACCACCACCTGATATGGGAGGTGAAATGCCTGTAGGAGAATCAAAAAAAGATAACTTAAATATACTATTGGAAAATGATAATATATTGGGAGATACGTTTATTGATTTATCAAAAGGTAGAAATTCTTTGGGATCTATGGAAGATCAATTAAACAAATTACTAAATGATTGATATTTATAATAAAAAAAAATTATGAAATTTGGAATATTAAAATCAAGGATTGAAGATTGTTTAGTTGAATCTTATAGAAAAGATTCTCTAAAAAAAAATATGTTTGTTTTTGAAGAACTTGTATTAAAAAACAAATCTCTAAGTACACTTTATTTTTTATATGATGAACTTAGTAAAAACAAAGGTTTAAATGAATCTTTTATAAATGAATATATTAACGAAAGTATTATATTATTTGAAAATACAATCTCTAAGGTAGAAAAAAACGACCTTAAAGATCTTAATATGTGGGTAGGTCATATTGTTTCAGAAAATAGGTATCAAGACATTGATAATTTATTTTCATCTAACGCATCTACAATCGAAGAAAAATTAAGAAGTAAAAAAACTATTTCTGAAAATCTTAAAAAAGATCCATCAAAAGAAAAAAAAGTGATTGAGGTTCCATTAAAATCTATGGTTGAGGTGGCTAACAATACAATTAAATCACATATTGATAGTTTAACCGAAGGTGAGAAAAAACAACTTAATATTTTATTAAACACTTCCGATGAAAAACTTAATCAAAAATATGGATTTCTTAAAGAAGATGTGATTGAAAAATTAGAAACTTTATTATCTAAAAATGAAGATTCCGAAACTAATCAAAAAATTAACGAAACAATAGAAAAATTACAAATAGAAAATTACGACAAATTAAATTATTTCAAATTAAAACAATTAAATGAAAACATTTAATTGTTAAGTATTTGTTTTTGTCTGTAAATAGCTTTATTTAAAATCTGTCTCTTAAGGACAGATTTTTTTGTATGTTCTTTTCTGTTATTAAGATGGGTGTTTTGTCTTGTTTTAATAACTTTACTTTTTAATTCTTTTAGAGCTTTTTCAATCCCCCCATTTTTATTAACTTTTACGATCAGCATATTTTTTTGTTATTAGTTTATATATTTGATATATACTACAAAATTAGTTATTATTATCTAAAATAAACAATATCAGTATGAAAAAAATTTATGAAAAAAGGCAAAACCGAAAAAATCAATGGCTTTAGAACATCTAAAATAGTCTATGGGACGGTAGATTCAAAAGAGTTTAAATCTCTTTACTTAAACATCCAAACTTGGGTTGAACCAAAAAAAGACTCCGAAAATTGGACAAGAGTTGTCCTAAATATGAGTAGATCAATTAAACATACGGTCTATCACAAATTAGATAAGACAATGTTTGATGATAAATTTATAGTAGACTTAGATCTTAGAACAAGCGGTCTACACCTAAAAAAGAAATCATTTATGAATTTAGAAATTAATCTATTTTTAAATGAACCAATAGATTTCAAATCCTTAAAATTAAAGAAAACACTTAAATTATTAGTAAAAGAAATTTATTCAGATGTTTTGATAAACAACCCTAATTTTAAATTTTATTTAACAAAAACAGGTAATGTTAAACCAATTAAAGTAAAAACGGAAACGGCCTAATATTTATAACTAAAACTTATTATGAGTGAATATAAAATTTTAGGACCTAGAGATACAGGTAAAGGAATTCTTATTGAGTACGATGCAGGATATATTAACCCAAAAGAAGGTCGTAATTACGAGATATTAAAAGAATCATCAAATCATTTGGACCATTCAAAACCATTTGAATTTTATGCCGTTCTACAAAAATACAATACACCTAACAGAAATGGTAGAGTATACCCTGAGAAGATATTAAAGAGAGAATCAGAAAATTATAGAAAGATGATTGAGAAAGGAACCTCATTATCTGAATTAAACCACCCTGAGTCTTCTTTAATTGATTTAGATCGTGTATCACACCTAATAACAGATATATGGTGGGAAGGTCCTGTATTGTTAGGTAAACTTAAATTGTTAACAAGTCCTGGTTTTCATGAAAGAGGGATTGTTTCTACTAAAGGTGATTTGGCAGCAAACTACTTACGACAAGGAGTTACTTTAGGTATATCTTCTCGTGGTGTAGGATCCCTTAAAAAAGTTGGAGAACAAAATGAAGTACAAGATGATTTTGAACTTATTTGTTTTGACTTAGTGTCCTCACCATCAACACCTGGTGCTTATCTTTTCCAAGATAAGAACGATAGAATGAAATATGAGGAAAGCTTAGAAGAAGACAAAAAAATAGCGGTAGAAAGAAATGTTGGTGAAAGTGGTAACAAATCACTTGACTTAATGAAAAGATTAACCGATTATTTAGATAAATAAAAAAAACTATGGAACAAGGAGAAAAGTATTTTGTGGCTAAAATCACATCTGATTTATTAGATACTGAATCAGGCAAAGTAAAAAAAACAAGAGAAGAAAAATTAGTATTGGGTTATACACCAACTGATGTTGAGGCAAAAGTAACTAAAGTGTATGAACACTATACTATGGATTGGAGAATTACGTCAATCACTGAAAGTAAAATTGATGAGGTGATTGGTTAATTTTTAATTAATTTTTAAGATGGGTATGACATTAGTTGTACCCATTTTTTTTGCTTAAAAATTAGAAAAAATGAATTTTTTTAATTTACCTACTATTTATATTGTAAAACAAACTATAGATGAACAAAAAATCAGTTGTTGAAGACGCATTATTCCAAATTCAAAGTTTGGAAGAAGCTCTTAAAGAAAATGCAAAAGGAATACTTTCTTCTACAATGAAGAATGAAATCAGCTCATTAGTAAAAGAATCTCTTAGAGAACAAGAAGAGATTGACGTTGAAGACGAAGAAGAGGTTGTTGAACCTGAAGGTCAAGTAGATGATGTCGAGGATGTAGATTTAGGTGCAGAACCTATGGATACTGATGATGACATGGAAGATGACGACATGGAAGACATTGACATGGGTACGGATGATGATGATGCAATTGACATGACTGGAGCAGATATGTCAGATGTAATTAAAGTTTTCAAATCTATGGATGACGAAGATGGAGTTATCGTAAAGAGAGATGCGAGTAATAACATTACATTATCGGATAGTGAAACAGGAGCCGATTATTTCATCCAACTTTCTGAACAATATCAAGATGAACTTGATGAAGAAGATGAATATGAAGATGAATATGAAGATGAAGATCTTACATTAGACGAAACTTTGTACGAAATTGAAATGGACGACTTCGGTATGTCCGATGAAGATGAAGATGAAGAAATGGATTTTGAAGAAAGACCAAGACGCATGAGTCGTAGACATAATGAAGAAATGTATGAAACTCCAATGTACGAAACTAATGTTGATGAAACTTTGTATGAAATTGAAATGGATGACTTCGGTATGTCTGATGAAGAAGAATATGAAGAATTAGATGAAGAAGATTTGGATCATGTAATGGAATCAAAATTTAAAGCTAAAGGCGTTGGAATGGGTTCACCTAAATTCAAGTACGGACAAGTTATGGATTATAAAACTACCAAACAAAAAGAAGGTAAAAAAATGATCAATACAGGAAGTGCTAAAAAATTCTCTTATAAAGATGGAGAAAATTTAGATGGTGAATACAGACCAATTAAAAAGAGAAGAGAAACTACAGAAGCTTCACGTACATTAGGTGCGGGAACAAAATTTGGAAGAAAAGGTTTACCAAAACCAAAAGCAGCTCCTCAACACATTAGTGAGACTGAAGTGGAATTACTAAAGTCTAAAAATGAAGAGTACAGAAAGGCTTTGAATCTTTTCAGAACTAAATTAAATGAAGTAGCAATCTTTAACTCTAATTTGGCTTACGCAACTAGACTGTTTACAGAACATTCAACAACAAAACAAGAAAAAATAAATATACTTAGACGATTCGACAATGTTGAAACACTTAAAGAATCTAAAAGTCTTTACAAATCATTAAAAGATGAATTCTCATCTGAAAAAACTAAGGAAAACTCTATTAATGAGTCATTCGAAAAATCGGTCACTAAAACTCCTGTATCAGGATCGGCCGTTAATTTGATTGAATCTAAAACTTATGAGAATCCTCAGTTCTTGAGAATGAAAGATTTAATGGTAAAAATAAAATAAAAATAAACTAAAAAAAAATAAAAAACCAAAAAAATGGGAGCATTATTAGAATCAGGTCTTGTTGGTAACATCGGGTTAAAACACCTTAAAGTTATCAAAGAAGATACTATTAACAAATGGGATAAATTAGGATTCCTTGAAGGCCTTAAAGGCCACCTAAAAGAAAACGTAGCACAGTTGTATGAAAACCAAGCTTCTTTCTTGATTAACGAAGCAACTTCTGAAGGTTCCAACGGAGCATTTGAAACAGTTGTTTTCCCTATCGTAAGAAGAGTTTTCTCTAAATTGTTGGCTAACGATATCGTTTCTGTACAAGCAATGAACTTACCAAT